TCTTGGATCTTGGTTAAACAGTCTAAAAAATCTATTGATACCTTATTTGTATTTAAAGCTTGCGATGCTTTGTCTTTAAAGACGGGCGGTTTGAAATCCGTAAACCCTGTTTACTCCTGTAAGTCGCCTTTTGATTGGGAAAAAGTTTTTTCAACTATCTGTTGACGTTATTTAAGATATCGCATACTGTTCTATATGTCAGAAACATTTAAAGGAAACAGGTAGTATAATGATTTTTTTGTTCAATTGGATAGCTAAGTTGCTTTACGGTGAGGATTATGATAAACATGCTAACAAGCCTATTCGACGGTCGAAACGCCGGAGATAAGCTTTAATAAACGCCTCAACTGGCCTCACTTCGGTGAGGTCTTTTTTTTGCCTAATTGAAATTCTCAGAATTTCTCTTGACTATATATAGGATTATATGCGACAATTCAGTTATGGTAGTATTCCTACTTTTGACAAAAGGATAAATAATGACACATAATATAGAAAATGATAACGGCGTATTAAGTAACTTGCTACGCGAGGTTCAAGACAAAGCCGCCAAGCAAATCGACATTGTAACACCCACAAGCCAATTACAATTTCAAACTGAACTGCCGGAAGGTGACCACCCTGTTAACAGTAGGGTTATTGTGGAAGCACATAAAGGTGAGCCAACAAGGTTTTTTGATATAAACCCCGTAGCATTTAGCCAAATTGCAGTTGATGCAGGGTTAGACACTAAAACCGCGCGTAAGCTTCAAACTATTTGCCCGCATGAGTTCGACGGCGTTGTTAATAAGCTCTGGGAAAAAGAACCTAAAAAACGACTATTGCGGGCTCATGCTTATGGTAAAGATCACGGGCATTGGTCAGCGCGGCAATTTACTAATTTAGGAAATACTGGCGTTGCGAGGGCGTGGGTTTCAGATAAATTTAAAACGTTCGATAACCACGATATGTTAAACAGCACTTTACCTGCTCTTATGGAATCTGATGCACAATTTAAAGTGGTTAACGCGGTTGTTACCGATAAGAGATTGTACATTAGGTTGAAGTCAGAAACGCATACCGGCGCGGGCGCTAATATTAATGATGTAATGGCAAATGGAATTGGTTTGTCTAATTCTGAAACGGGGCATGGTTCTATATCTGTATACCAATTGTTTTGGACGTTAGCTTGCCTTAACGGTATGCAAACCGACAACCGCTCCAGATCATCACATATTACTAGCGCCCGTGGTCAAGACGATTATGGTTTGTTAAGTAGTGAGGCTAAAGATGCTGACAACAAAGCTTTGTCTTTAAAGGTTAGAGATCTTGTCACGGCGTATAGTTCGCGCGACTTATTTGATGAAACCCTTGTAAAAATGAAAGTTGCGGCGGGAGATGTAATAGAAGGTTCAATTAATGACGCCGCCGAAAATCTGGGAAAAGTTTTGACCTTAACAAAAGCCGAAAATAAAAACGTTATGGAAGGGCTTTTAAAAACAATAGGTCAAACGGGATATTCTGGGCAACCGGTTTCCCGTGCAACTATGGTAAATGCAATTACGGCTGTTGCAAATACCGTGGAAGCCGATAACGTGGACGACTGGCAGAGACGCGGCGGCCAAGTTTTAAATATGAAGCCCGCCGACTGGACACGGGTTGCCGTTGCCGCCTAATCTTTAATATATAGCTAACAATTGAGGCGGCCGCCTTAGAGCGGCCTTTTTTTATGCGATTTGACAAGTAAACCCTTTATATGCGATAAAAGCAATATAGCGGTATTTCCCGCCGATTTAGGAAAGGTTTTTATTATGTTTAATTCGTCAGATTTTACAGTAATAACTAACGATAAGATAAAAGAATTTAATCTTTTATGCAGTGTTCAAATGTCAGATTTATTGGATTTTGATACAGTGTTTGAAAATGAATTATTGGAGGGTTTTTAAAGATGGAAAAAAATCAAAAACATTATGGAACTTGGGGAATATTTGAGCGTCCAAGTAATAAGCATATACAAACTTGTTATCAATATGATTATGCTTTAGAGGGCGCGAATTATTTGACTAAACATGAAAAAAATAATGGTCGAAATAACTTTTATGAAGTCGCCAAGGTTTTTTTTAAAGATGATTTGGAGGGTTGTAAAAATGCTTAAATATCTATTAAATACCAATGGTTCTAATACTAAAATATTAAAATCGGAAAAAGGTAGTGATTATAAAATTGCTAGTCTATCGATGCGTCCAGATATAATACTGTGCCCTTCTCAAATAATCGCCGATTGTAAAAAAGACTGTTTGGTATCGGCGGGCCGTGGTGCAATGTCTAGTATTGAGAATATAAGACAGTCTAAAACTAATTTCTTTCATAATGACAAAAAAGCTTTTTTAGAATTGCTTTTAAAGGAAATAGATAAGTTTAGATTAAAATGTAAACGCGCCGGTTTTTTAGCGGCCTATCGATTAAATACTATTAGCGATGTTAACTGGTCTAAGTATATTGATTTTAGTTTGTTTGGGGATTGTCTCTTTTATGATTATACTAAAGTTGCATCGCGTTTAAAAATGCAATCGGATAATTATAAGCTTATCTTTAGTTATTCTGGCGCGCCGAATTACCAAAACCAAGTTAAAGCCGCTCTAAAAACTAACGCGCCAATGTCGGTTGTTTTTCGTGGTGGATTGCCTAAGACCTTTTTAGGTCGTGATGTTATTGACGGCGATATATCTGACTTAGATAATCTAAAAGCTTTTAATAAGATTGTAGGTCTAAAGCTTAAAGGCGGTATTAAAATTCAAGCCAGTAAAAGTCCTTTTATTATAGATAGGGTTGCGGCATGATCTTAGACATTATCGGTGTTATTATTATATTCGTATTACCTCTATTAATGCTTATATATTGAACCACCATAAATAGATGAACTGGGCCGCCTTAGAGCGGCCTTTTTCATGCCTTGGTTACATCTAGATTAAATTAGTTAAACAAGCCGCGCCTTGCCGCCCGTTGCCTCTATAAAACGTACGGCGGGCCGTGGGCCTTGGTTGGTGGTTCGTGGGCCGTGGGCCTTAGGTCTTATCGCATCGACTGGATGCGTGGGCCGTGGGCCGTTGTTAACTGTTAAACCATCGCCGCCGACGAGCTGTTAACAGCTGTCGACCGGTCAAGGCCTACGAGCTGTTAACAGCTGTCTATCGTGCGTTTTCATAGGATTCCGGCAATAGAGGCTAAAACCCTTATTTATATAGCTCTAAGCCATAAAATCGAGATTTTCGGCAGCTTTTTTGGCTGGCGGGGGCTTGGACCATGTTCGTCACAAATATTTATTAGATATTTCATATCGGAACAAAGTGTCCTATATAAGGGTAGATAGTCGCATATATTGTTTAGGGACCCCTATGGTAGCCACACAGAATTTAGCCTTTGAAGATAAGTCTCTGAAGCTTCAACTGAGACTCGCGCAGCTTGAGAAGAACGAAGCTTGTCAAGAAAAATTTTTAACATTTGTAAAAACTATGTGGCCTGATTTCATTGCCGGTAGACATCATAAAATAATAGCGGACAAGCTGGAGCGGGTCGCGAGCGGCGAGTTAAAGAGATTGATTATCAACATGGCACCACGGCACACGAAGAGTGAGTTTGCGTCCTATTTGTTTCCAGCGTGGATGATGGGCCGTAATCCGAAGATGAAGATCATTCAGGCGACGCACACGACTGAGTTAGCTGTTGGCTTTGGTCGGAAGACAAAGAACCTTTTAGATACGGATGAGTACAAGGATGTGTTTCCGGATGTTAAGTTAGCTGTGGACAGTAAGGCTTCTGGGCGGTGGGATACGAGTGCTGGTGGAATGTATTATGCGGTTGGTGTTGGATCTAACTTAGCGGGTCGTGGTGGTGATTTAGTGATTATTGATGACCCGCATTCGGAGCAGACGGCTATGTCGAACAATGGTTTTGATGATGCTTGGGATTGGTACACTGGGGGCCCCCGGCAGAGGCTCCAGCCGGGAGGTAGTATTGTATTGGTTCAAACTCGTTGGTCTGAGAAAGATATGACGGGTCAGTTGGTACGGGCGATGGCTAAAGATCCTTTAGCGGATCAGTGGGAGATTGTTGAGTTACCTGCTTTGTTTGATGATGAGACTCCGTGTTGGCCTGAGTATTGGTCTTTGGAGGATTTAATATCGGTTAAGGCGTCTATTCCGCCGAGTAAGTGGAATGCACAGTACCAGCAAAATCCTACGGGTGAGGAGAATGCGATTATTCGCCGTGAGTGGTGGAAGGTTTGGGACAAGGATAAGGTCCCTAATTTAGAGTATGTGATACAAAGTTATGATACGGCGTTTAGTAAGAAGGAGACTGCGGACTTTAGTGCGATTACAACATGGGGGGTATTTTATCCTGTGGATGGTTTGGGTCCTAATTTAATTTTACTTGACAGCAAGAAGGGGAGATGGGATTTTCCTGAGTTAAAAGCGGTTGCATTAGAGGAATATCAGTTTTGGGACCCCGACACGGTAATAGTAGAAGCGAAGGCGAGTGGTATGCCCTTGACACATGAATTGCGTAACGTAGGAATACCTGTAGTTAACTTTACTCCTAGTCGGGGAAATGATAAGGTTTCTAGAGTCCACTCTGTTTCGCCGTTATTTGAGGCGGGAATGGTGTGGGCTCCCGATAAAACGTTTGCGGAAGAGCTAATAGAGGAGGTTGCGGCCTTTCCAAACGGTGAGTATGATGATTTAGTAGATAGTATGACACAGGCGTTAATGAGGTACAGGCAGGGTAATTTTGTACAATTACCAACAGATGACTGGGAAAATGAAGAAGAGTCTGCTACAGTAAGAATATACTATTAAATTAGGAGGTCTTTATGGCTGAAAGAGAAAACAGAGGTTTTACAAGTTTAATGGACACTGGGGTCCCTTCTCAGATAGATGAGGACGACCTAAGAGCGGAACTTGAGATAGAGCTTCCTGATAGTCAAAACAACGTTATGGCTATGATAGATGCTGAAAATGTAGATAATATTGAGATTACGTCGGACGATGACGGTGGTGTTACGGTAGATTTTGAGCCTTCGGATGGTCGTGGTGAGGGCGGTGATTTCTATATGAATCTTGCCGAAGAGATGCCTGATCGTGAGCTGGGCAGGATATCCAGTGATTTATTGGGCGAATATGACTCAAACAAGGCGAGCAGGCAGGAGTGGGAAGATACTTACTCCAATGGTTTGGAGCTGTTAGGCTTTACGCATTCAGAGCGAACGCAACCTTTTAGGGGTGCTTCGGGTGTTACGCATCCGTTATTGGCGGAAGCTGCTACACAATTCCAAGCGCAAGCGTTTAACGAGCTATTACCGCCTAGTGGACCTGTGAAAACTCAGGTTATGGGGCAGGAAACTGTGGAGAAAGTTGCACAATCGCAACGTGTCAAGCAGTTTATGAACTATTACATTACAAATGTTATGGAGGATTACACTCCTGACATGGATCAGATGCTATTTTATTTACCTTTAGCGGGAAGTACCTTTAAAAAAGTGTACTATGATGAGACTTTATGTCGTGCGGTAAGTAAATTTGTGCCTGCGGAGCATCTTGTTGTACCGTATGAGACATCAGATTTGGACACATGCCCTAATATTACGCAAGTAGTACGCATGTCGCTGAACGATTTACGTAAGAAACAGGTCTCTGGGTTCTATTTAGATGAAGAGGTTATACCTTCGCAGTCCTCTTTGAGTGATATTACAGAAGAAACGAATAAAATTGAAGGCTTTGAGCCGAGTGACGTGGACTATGACTGTACGATACTGGAGTGTCACGTTGATTTGGACTTAGAGGGGTACGAAGACACGGATGAGGATGGCGAAGAGACGGGGATTAAGGTTCCTTATGTTGTTACTATTTCTCAAGATAACGGACAAATTTTAGCGATACGGCGTAATTATCTCGAAGATGACGAGAAGAGACGTAAGATACAATATTTTGTACACTACAAGTTCTTACCGGGATTTGGGTTCTATGGATTGGGTTTAATACACACTATTGGCGGGTTGTCACGAACCGCCACGGCGGCACTGAGGCAGTTAATCGACGCCGGTACGTTGTCCAACCTCCCAGCGGGTTTCAAGGCCCGTGGACTACGGATCCGAGACGATGATGAACCGCTTCAGCCCGGTGAGTTCCGCGATGTGGATGCTCCCGGAGGGGCTATTCGTGACAGCCTTATGCCGCTGCCATTTAAGGGCCCGGACCAGACCTTGTTTAATTTGCTAGGGTTTGTGGTTCAAGCTGGACAGAGATTTGCTACGATAACTGATATGAAGGTTGGGGATGGTAATGAGCAAGCTGCTGTGGGAACTACTATGGCGATGTTGGAACAAGGCTCACGGGTCATGTCGGCTGTACATAAGAGATTGCATTATGCGATGCGGGTTGAGTTTAAGATCCTTGCGCGGGTGATGTCGGAGAGTTTACCGCAGGAATATCCGTATTCTGTTGCTGGCGATGATGCGAGTATCATGGCGAGTGATTTTGATGATAAAGTAGATGTTATTCCTGTGTCTAATCCGAATGTCTTTAGTCAGTCGCAAAGAATTTTATTAGCTCAGACTAAGATGCAATTAGCGGCGGCGGCTCCGCAGCTACATAATATGCACGAAGTATACCGTGATATGTATGAGGCTTTGGGTGTAACGGATGTTGATCGAATTATGATTGCGGTTCCTGACACTGAACCGGTGCCCACGGACCCTGCACAAGAGAACATAGATGCGTTGGATATGATGGAGTTAACGGCGTTTGAGGGTCAAGATCATCAATCTCATATTATGGCACACTTAGTCTTTGGCACGTCGGCGATGGTTGGTAGCTTACCGCCTGTTGCGATGATGTTACAAAAGCATGTTTTGGAGCATATTAAGATAGAGGCTACTGAGCAGGCTCAAGCGCAGATGCAGCAACAACCGGGGGCCGCGGCCCAAGACCCAATGGCAATGGAAGCCCTGATTGCACAGATTGTAGCGCAGGGTATGCAGACTGTTAAGCAGTTATCTGCACAGATTTCGGGTGAGGGTCAAGAGGGTCCTGATCCGTTAGTACAGCTTAAAGAGAAAGAGTTGCAGATCAAGGCGCAGTCTGAACAGAACGATGCTCAAATAGATGCACAAAAAATGCAGCTTGATAGTCAGAGTTTGGCGATGCGTAGTGAGCAGTTTAATCAGAGATTGGCGGCGCAAGAACGTCAAACAAAGGCCCGTATAGATTCGTCTATGGAGCGGGAATTACTTAAACAAAGAGGAAAATAGTTATGAAAGATAGAAAAGTAAAAGTAAATGGGTCTCCTCCTTCTAATCCACCTAAAGCTGTTCCTTACGCTCAGATTGATAATCAGGGTCGTATTCCTTATGGAAAGACAGCCGAAGCCAAGATACCTATGAAGATGACTCGCGGAACTGTACGCGGAATGGGTGCTGCTACTAAAGGTGGCGGATACTGGGAGTGCTAGATGCCCTTAAAAAAAGGCAAAGGTACTGACGTAATTAGCGCCAACATTGGCAAGTTACGCAAAGAAGGTTACCCGGCAAAGCAGGCGGCAGCGATAGCGTATTCTGAAGCTAAGTACAATCAAGGTGGCTTAGTTGAGAAGGG